TCTGACAGATTGACTTCTCATATTACCATTGGCGATCGCTTGACCTGAAGTTCCATAAAGATCCATTTTATTTATATAATTGATTAGATTAAAATATTTAGATAAAAAAAATAATTAATATATTTAAATTTCATCTAAATCTAATTCATCCGCTTCGTCGCTGTCACGTGTCGGATATATTTTTTTTTCAAATCGAATATACGCTTCCGCTGGATTTTCAGATAATTTTAAATATAAAAATGAATAACGATCTTTCATCGCTTCATTATATAATTCCATAAATTTCTTTTCACCACCAACCATATCCCCGTATTCTTCCGCTATTTTTTGAAGTTCTTTTGAGTTCTGTTGTTTGTGGATAATAATATCAGTGGCGTTGTTTCGGATCATACCAGAAACCGCTCGGAAACTTTGAACGGCTATAATATAAAAATCAATGTAGTGACGGAACCGGGTTGAAAAGAAACTGACTTGATTTGATTTTTTAAAATCTTTTGTTAATACATCATCCATAACGAGAGCGTAAGTTGGACGATCTTCTTTGTCAAATTTGGATTGTTCTTGTTTAATTTCATCTATCATCTTATCTTCGTAATGATCTAAACAATCAAAATGTTTTGATAATATTTTTCCTTTATTATCTGTGTGGAGAGTTGTTGAAATGAATTTAACAATGTCAAATTTATCTTTATAAAAATCTGGATTACAAAAGAAATTCACTAATAGATTTGATTTTCCAGATCTTACACTTCCAATAATTAAACATAAACTCGGCATCTGGGGAAGATTAGAATGAATATCATCAAACTTTTCATTTGGGTCTTCGTCTCTAACTTTTAAAACTTTTGGAATTGATTTCTTTTTTTGATCACACTTACAAACCTTATGACCTTTGGGACATTTTTTTGGCTTATCCATTTATATAATAAATATATTATAATTTTATTTTAGATTATTTAATTTTTTTTTATGTCTTTTGATTAACATTTCACAAAGTCTTTTATCATTTTTGGGTTCATACCTTGGATCCCCACCAAGATTATTATGAACATATTCTTTCAACCAATTTCCTTTTCCCTTGTATAATCCAAACAAAAAATCATCACAAAACCAATTATGAATTTGTGGTGGGAAAACCCAACCAAATAAATCATAATGTTTTTTATGAATTAAAAATTGTGTTGGGATATTTGGATTATCACTAAATCCAGATGAATATCCAATATTTTTATTCTTCTTTAGATCTTTGATAAATTTCCCCAACCATTCTTTTCTTGGATCATACATAATATCATCACCACCAATTTGAATATATTCAATTCCATCATCAATTGATTTTTTTGTTAAAATATTCCAAACCTTACAAGGATTTCCCTTACAATCTTTAACTGGGATCCAATTCAAAGATATATCTTCAAATTTTTCTGGTAATTCTATATTTGAATATAATTCATCATCATCATCATAACCAATATAAACTTGAATATCAAAATCAGAATTCAAAGGTTTGATTGATGGTAATAAAATTGAATTCAAATAAGTTTCTTCAAATGATTTCCAATCCCGATTTTTACTTGTAGAAGGAACACAAAATGAAATTGTTGTTTTTCGATTTGTCTGATCTTCTGTCATTTCTTGACAGAGAAACTTCATTGATTTAGTTTTAAAATATTCTGAAATAGAAATCTTATAATTGTAATTTGTAATCTTCCTTGGAACTTCTGGAAACATAAAATTTAAATGTCTAACAATTTCACTTAATTCTTTCCAAGATTGAAGATGGATTGTTTTACCATTTGGAATATTATATTTATCCCCTTCCCTTTGATAATCATTGAAAAAATAATTTGGATTTAATTCTGGAGTTTTCTTAATGATTAATGTTCCATCATCTTGTTTTTCACATTCAGGGATAAATTCAACATAATCAACATCAAATCCCGCTATGTGAATATCTTCAAATAAATCTATCGCTAGAATTACCGAAGCCGAACCACTACACCAATTTCTGACATACTTGAAAATAGATCTTGGATCAATCATTAATTCTTCAATAAAAACAATTTTATTTTTTGGAAGATTTTCAAATTCTGGATGACTGACAATTGAGTTGGATAATAAATACATTTGACATTTTTCTTGTTTAATAAATTCAATTACTTCATTATTTTGACAAACAACTCTATCAACATTCACATAATAATCAGGAAACTTATTAATTTTATTCCAATATCTAAACGCTAAACAACAACCAATCCAAGGTGATTTGATTGTATCAAAATCAAAATTTTCAAGTGATTTTCCATTTCCCAAAACTAAACAATTCATTTTATATAATATTAGATTATATTTTTAAACTTTAAACTTATAGATAAAATCATCAATCAATAAAAACTATCCCAACGATTTGATCCATCCCGATATTGATAGCCTTGGGGTTTTAATTTCTGAACCAATTCTTGTTTTGATTTTTCAATCGCTTCTTGTTTCTTTTTTTCCGCTTTCCTTTGTTTCCTTAATGTATCATATTTAATAATCGCGTCATATTGAGCATCTTCTAAATCTTTTTTTGAAAATGTAGTAATTCCCCCCATTGGTGTGGGCGGAGAATTCTTTGGTGTTTTTGGAACTTCTTCTTCATCTACTTCTTCTTTTAATTTCTGGACTTTCTTATATTTCTGTTTTTTTAATAATTCTTTTTCTTCTTTTTCTAAAGCTTTCATTTTCTTTTTTTCTTCCGCCTTTTGTTTTCTTACTAACATCGCTTTTTCTCTGGCGATCGCTAGTTTCGCCTTGTGTTCTTCCGACATTGGTTTTCTGGGTTTCTTTTGTTTTACAGGTTTCGATTTCCGCGATTTAGTCTGTTCTTGTAAATAATCAAGACCATCTTCCATCCCTTCATATTTTAAATCTTCTTTAACTTTATCAGGCATAACACCCAAATTTGGTAAATCAAAAATATCTTCTTTTACGGGTTTTGGTTTTTCAACAATTTCAGGAAGACCTTCCGGAATTTCTTCAATTTCTGTAGTCATAGAAGACGCTTCTTCGTCTTCATAACTTTCAAACTCTTCTTCTTCTTCTCCGCCAAGGTGGGCGGGGATCTCTTCCGCTTCATCGCTTCCAAATTCAAATAAAACTCTTGGTGGAACTTTTTCTGACATATTTTATAATAAATTATAGATAATTTTTCTATAAATTATTAAAAAAAACTTAAATTTATTAAAAATACTAGAATAAAAACAAAAATTTAATCTATTTAGATTATTACCTTTTTAAGGTTGATTGATAGATCAATACTTACATCAATTCTTTTGGTTTCTTTCTGAAATAAAGAACAACTATTGATTGACCAGTTAAAATTTCAGCGTATTGTTCATTAGAATAACAGAAGGAAATATTGAAATCTGAAACAGTAATATCATTAGTATTATCTAAATCTATCCAAACGAAATTCTTTGGTTCAAAAAATAAACGACCGGTTGTCTGGGAACTATCAAATCTTGGTAAGTGACCGATAATTTGAGATTTATTTCCTGTCAGAGCATTGACAACTCGCTGATTAAAATTGTCTAACCTTACAAACATCGCTTGACTTGAAACAAGACTTGGAGCAAAATTGGAATGAAATGTAGTTGGACTTACACTATCTGGCGTGTCAATAACCGCTGGATTAAATCCAAGGATTTGTTTGGCGTTGGCTCCAAATGACATTTGATAAATGTCAGATTGTTCTAAAATCATAACATTATTTAATCCGGTGATCCGCCCAGAACCATCAACCCCAACTTGGGTATATAAAACAGCAGTATTTGATATATCCAAAATTGGACGACTTTCAACTTTTTTACACCATTTCCCCGCGGTCCCCAATAGTTCAAGAGTTTCCCACCATCCAGATCTATTTGGTTTTTTTACATCATAATTAACAATTGGTGGAGTTTTTATGTGTGTGAAATTCATTTTTCCTGTTGTGTTTGAAGCGTTACGACCAATCTCTAATACAGGATGAAGACACCAACAAGCTTGATGGATTGGACCATACTGAGCGTCTTTATCCCCCGCCGCTCCGCCAAAATAAGATGTAATAGTTTCCCAGATGTTTTTCCCGCCGGTCGTGTTTTGAATTTCAACTTTTAATTGTTCTCCCGTTCCGGTAAATCGGACTTTGTCATATTTTCCACTGACAAGAGATTTTCTAGCCGATAAACCAGAGAAGGATCCATTTGTATTGGACCAATATTCTATTTCATAGCGTCTGATACAATTAAATGTTTCGTCCCACGCTGACTGGAAACAAACTAATTGTCCCGCTTCATTACGACCGACACCAAAATCCATAAAACCGCCATCGGGTAAATTAAGATCAGCGTCTCTGGAATTATCAGAATAAGAAGGTTCATAAAATCCATCTTTGGTTGGATTAGCGATGTAACGTGATAAACCAACAACCCAAGGACATTGGGTTCCCGAAGCATTAACATTGGCGTGGGTTCCAGAAATATTGACCGTCATATTTCCAGTTGAAAGTGACAAAGGATTGTCGGGGAAAATCGCCGAAGCAAGATCGCTGTTATTAGAAAAAGCGGCGTCTCTTGTAAGTCTTTTATGGGTTGGATCATATACAAAAACTCCAGAACCATTTCTTGGAAGATCATTATCAAAATGTTGTTCCGCTGTAGTTAGAGATCCATTAACATTTGAAGCATTTAAATTCTGATCGTATATTAATTTATATCCAAGAAAATCAAGTCCGGAAGCGTTTCTTAAAATTTCTACCGAAGCTTTATCTTGAAGATTTGGATGATAAATACTATTTGACATTACTTCACCAAGGCGATTAGCGAAATCAGAAATAGTAAATTCTTTTACGGAGTTTGAAATTTCACTTCTTTTCAACATAGCGACCCTTAGCGGGGCGTAAGGAACATCATCAATCTGGGGTGACGTGGTTCCATCAAGATTTAATTTCTTTCCGAAATATTGATAGAATACATTATTCTGACGCGACAAAACAACTCTCCCATCAACATTAACTTTCACACTCTGTAAAGCGACTTGGGAGTTCGCCGGAATTTTATAAGTAGAAGACAATTGATTTCTGAAGGACCAAGCCTTATAGATTGAAGATCGGTTTCTTTCGGAAGAACCATCAGAAATTTGATTAGAACATATTACTAAGGACATTTTATATTTATTGTCAATATTTTATTTATTGATAAAAATAAATTAAAATAAATAATAATATAAAATGGCGTATGGTTCAAAGAAAAAGAAAACAAATATGAAACCTTTGAATTCGAAGGTTCCAACATATAAACAAAATCTTCAACACAATGTTGAACAAGCTCAGAAACCAGAAAAGATAAATCCAAATCAAATATTTGAAGGAAAATCCAAAAAAAAGAAAGTGACAGGAAAAAAGAAAAAGTGACAGAATTAATTTTCGCGATTTTTAAACTTTTCAATTGATTTTATTAAAGTGACAGATATTTAATCAAGTCTGTCATAAAAGTGACAGATCTTTAAATATATCTGTCATTATTGGGGTAAATTCAAGTTTTCAGAAAGTATTTATGGATATTAAACAATTTATACTTTTTTTAATCACCTGTCATTTTTTGACAGATTTTAAATATACTTAAGGATAAAATAATTATATATATTATAGTATATATAATGAATAATATTAATAATCAAATCTTTGTTCCAAAATCAATTGATCACGAAAACATCACTGATAGAGAAATTGAAGCGTATTTTTCCCTGAAACCAATTAACGCTTCAAATGAAGATTATCATTTTGATAAACATCTTGATAAACTACTAGAAGATTATCTGAAAATTTCAAGAAAATTCAACACTCCAAATTCAAAATATTCTTACAAGAAAAGATTAAAGAAAATGATCCTTGTTGATAAGCCAGAAAACAACAAAACTTATTCCCATTTCCTGTCTTGGAGATTACGTAAAATTGAATGTTGTAAAAAACAACAACGTGAATTTATGTTAGATAAAACAGATCACACCAATAATGGGGAAATCATTAAGAAACTTAAACTTGAATTATTAAATAAAGATAAGATGATTGAAGATTTACAAAAAGAAAATCTTGAATTAAAAAAAGAAAATCAAAATCTTAAAAATATAGAATTTGAAGTTCAAGAAATTATTGACGAGAAACTGGACGACGAAGATGTTTATCTTGGTGGATCTGAAAGTGATAGTGATGATGAGCCATTAGAACCAATTGAAAATGATTTTCAAAGTTATGAAGAAGAAGTTGAATATCAGAAAAATCAAGATAAAGAAATCGTAAAAACAAAAGATGAAGCTGTGATTGATTTTCAAAATAAATGTATTTCTGAAATTGATAAATATTATAATCAATATATCAATCTTAAGAATAATAAAAAAGAAAAAGAATTAATTAATTTACAGAATGAATTTTTTGACAAATTTCAAGAAGAAATCATTGATGAATATCTTGAAGAGTTAGATGATAATTTTGATTTAGATTATGATCCAAATAATCAGAATTGTGAATATAATAAAATACAGGAAAAACCATTAGAGAAATTCAAAAACAAAATTCTTTATTAAATTGTTGTCTGATATTTTTCCCATTCTTCCTGTATTTTAATAAATTGTTTTTCATCTCCACCCTTATCTGGGTGAAATTTTAAAATCAATTCTCTATACTTTTTTTTAATATCATCATCACTTGAACTTTTTTTCAATCCAAATGGTTTATCATTTATAGAATAATCATTTGAAATATCACACGAAATATCTTGGAAAAAAAAATCTTGATCGAAGATATTATTTTCTTTGTGTTTAAATTGAAAGTTAAATCCGGAATAATAATCGGGTAAATCATCTTGTTTTTTTTCAGAGCGATAATCAGAATTTTGAAACATATCCGGATATATTTCTGATGATTTCATTGATAATTAAATTCATAGATTTTTATTTGATCAAAAAAACGAAATACAAAAAATCTAAGTTTAATTATAATTTAAATTAAAATGAAAATATTTTTGAAAATTGAAAAAGGAACGGCTAAGAATAAAAAGTGGAAAGCGATTTTTTCAGACGAAACAGGAAAAAAGATAAAAACTTCACAATTTGGAGACGACCGATATGAAGATTATACCCAACACAAAGACAAAAAACGACGAAGTAAATATAGAGAGCGTCATAAGAAAGATCTATCTTCGGATAACTATATGAAACCCGGTTTTTTGAGTTATTACATTCTATGGGGACAATCAACATCTTTAAAATCTAATATTAATAGTTATAAAAATAAATTTAAATTAAAATAATATATATAATATATTAAAATGAATTCATTCACTGACATCAATGTGATAGAATGTAACCGATTACATTCTGAAGAAGCGAAATCAAACAACAATGAAAATTTCGCTCTTTGGACAAATAATCTCCAAGACATAGTTCATTTAAATCCTGGAGATAAAGTATCAGTTCAAGGAGCGATGGTTTCTGAAAGGGGGGCGGGACAAGCGAACGCGATAGAAATTAAAGGGGAAAGTTTGGGAATTCAAAAAACTTATGACACAATTAAACTTGAAAATGTTGTTGTCAATGAAGGAGTTTCAAAAAAAAGAATTGATAAATCAGATCAATTAAACGCTGTATTCACACGAGAAACAAGAGAAATTTTTGACAATGTCGGAAATATGGTAATCAATTATTTTGTTCCCGCCAATGGTCATAACTATATTGATTTACCCCATCGCTGGTGGTATAGTGAAGTAGATGCTGGAGAGACTTCAGTTGATAGAGTAAATTATACAACACAAGACAGCCAAGCGAAAGGAATGTCCTTGGCGGATCCTTTTGGAATGTTAGACGCCGGAGCTCCGCCCGACGGACCCGATAGATGGGAATTATATGATGATTATTATCAGATTGGCGTTTCAAATAATAATTCTTCATTGAGTAAATTAAGAAAAGATAATTCAAGATACACAATTATGATAAGGGAATATACTTACAATTCTTCTTATTCAGCGGGAACCGGTGTATCAGATAAATATAAAATTCCGCCAAGATATGTAAGAGAACCAGAAAATCATACATATCACACATATTCAGAATTAAAAGAAATAGAAGTTCCAACGGGTTTTAATTCTCCAGAATATTTGGCGACTGAAATCACAAGACAACTTCAAAACATAGAAAAAACAGACATTTTTGATTACAGAGATCCAAGTGATGAAACTCATAATCCATACACACCGGGATTTCCAATCAGTATCACGAAATCAATATCAACTGAAACTTATAAACCATTCAATGTCGCGGGTTACTTGGTGGGACCACCAGATGAAGATGTTCCAACAGATCAAGAAGTTCTAATGAATTCATTTATCAACGCTTCAACTGATTTGACAGATGGTTGGGAATATTTAAATCAATATAGCGTCATCGCTTGTAAAAGACCAGAACTTTATGAAACTGGAAGAGCGATCAACAGATATCCAAATCTATCAATTTCCAATACGCTCGGATGTTATTTACACTCCCAATCAACTGGTGAAAAATATGTCCTTCAAGTTAAATATACAGATCTCCCAATTTTACTTGATTTCAAAAATTTCATTGAAGCCCAAGAAAAATATCCAGAAGTCTTCAACATTTTCTCTGATACTAGAACTCCTTACAACGCCAGCGATAATATTGATAATTCAAGATATGTTCATATTAACAGATTTAAAAACGCTTCTATGACTTTATACAACGGATCAAACGTCACCACAATTCAAGAGACAGCGACACTTGGTCACGGGGGATATTCATTTCCAACTTGGAATGCTTCAAAAAGATGTATGAAATCAATTCTATTGCCAATTCAATATGATCCAAGTCAAAAAGATACTTATTATGAAAGACCAGATGAAAGTCTCGGTGAAAAAACTTATGGATTTATTGGAAGATCGCCTGATGATTATATTGTTTTATATGGGACTAAACATAATGGAGTTGGATCTACTTTATTTAATACTCTAAAAAATGGAACCACTATCGAAGAGACAAGAAAAATTGGTTTTGATCAACATTTTTCGGCTCCCGGTATGGCGTATATTCTTCCCTGTGATATGCGACCAGATCCATCAACAATAGTCGGAGCGAATGATCACACAGATCCATTAAATACTAACGGACCAGATATTAAACAATTACTTTTTGATGATCTTCTGGCGTTCAACCCCGCCCGACTTTATTTTGGAGCGACGGCTCCCAGAATTAATTGGAATGGAGCGAATTTCACAATCACTGATCTCCACACTCCATTGAACGCTGGTAATATATTCACAGCTCTCAATCCATCAGGTAATCCAATACCCACCAGAAATACAGATGGAGAAAGCGATGTTGTTTATAAAATAAATCCAAGAGAAGATTATTGTGATTTCACTCCAGCGAGAAAACCTTATGTGAGAGATGTTTCTCTGACGGGTTATAGTAATCCCACAAAATCAATTGACACAACCGAAATGAATTCAAATTTAGAAGCGTGGAGAGTTTATGATAGTCTAACTGGGATTATGATTACGGATTTTGGTCTTAAAGAAACAGAATGGAAATCTTCACTATGGGGATTGATGGGTTTCAGTTATAAACAATTCCATAGTTCAACAAATACAAGAACAGCGACAATTGATTTTAATAATGTAAATGATTTATCAATTATCACAACTAATTCTGAAATAAATGAAGGAGATACTAAAATCTATACTCAAAATATTTATGGAGTTCCTTTATTCTATAATAGATTACCTTATGGCGGGACATTTTCTAACACTGACGGAGCCGATGTTGTAAGATATTTACCTGAAATCATTCAAAAAACTCAAAGTATGGAAATCATAGCGGATAATTTACCAACTAGAATGATCCGTGGTTATTATACAATAAGATCAAATATTTTACAAGACACTCC